TATTCAACAACACCACTATTGCATACGACACAAGAGCGTTCAACCTTAACGGACAATCACCAGCTATCGCTAATCACACATTTGCTGGCCTCGAAGTAGCAAGAGAATACGAAGTGTTCCTCGTTATCTGGGTTGACCGTGATGGTTGGGGGCAAGACGACAGCACCACAATGACTGTTTCTATTTCATGAGATGATACCATGCCTGAACCTACACCCAACGAAAGTCGCAAGTCGTTCATGGTTCGCTGTATGGACGATGACAAGATGAAAACACAATTCCCCAAGACAGACCAACGCTATGCCGTGTGCAACTCCTATGCTGACAAATCAGCTCAATACGCTCTCGACCCAGCAAAAGGTGATAGACCCACCGAGGTTGGAGATGGAGTGTCGGGTATGATCGCAACGGACGATGGCTATTCTGGAAGGGCTGATGAATCCGTTGAAACGACCGCCAGGCTCGACGCAATTCTCGAAGCTGCAGAGTACGGAACATTGGTTCTTGATTTTGAAACTGTTGAAGCTCTGCAATACGGGCGACCAGGCAAGAATGACCCACGAAAGACTCCCGCTAAACCAAGCGAGCGTCGAAAAGGTTCTAAGAAAAACAAGCCAGGGTCAGCCAAGAAACCCAATAAGAACATCAAAACAAGCAAAGGAACAAGGGCAAGAATCAGCGAACTTATGCGAAAGCACAACGCCAAAGGAAAAGGTAGCAAAGCAACAATGGGTCGCCTTATGTCCGTGTTCCGTCGAGGAACTGGTGCGTTCTCACGCTCTCACGCACCCAACATGAGCCGTAGTGGGTGGGGTATTGCACGTGTCAAAGCATTCCTTTACCTCCTTCGCAACGGAAGACCCTCTAACCCCAACTACAAGCAAGACAATGACCTACTCCCCAGAGGACACCCAAGAGCAAAGAAGGCATCCGAGAACGAACCATTCGAGTTTGAGTTTGCATTCGAGGCGGCTGAATATCAGGGTCGAAAGGTCACGCTCAACAAGCCGTTCCGTATGCCTAAAGGGAACTCAAAGAAGTTCGGTGTCTATACCAAGAATGAGAAAGGCAACGTAGTTATCGTGCGCTTTGGCGATCCTAACATGGAGATTCGTCGTGATGACCCACAGGCTCGCAAGAACTTCCGTTCACGCCATAACTGTGCATCACCTGGCCCTAAATGGAAGGCTCGATATTGGTCTTGCTATCAATGGCGTGGCGGCTCAAGAGTTCAAGGAAGCGAAAGCGAAAACATTGAAGAATCGTGGGAGGGGTGGATTTACTATGACTGATTGTGGATGTGGCGGCAAATGTGGCGGAACCGTTGAAGCTGCAACAAAAGACGTTTATGACAACCCAGGCGAAGCTATGAAGCGAGCAAAGGAGCTTGGTTGCGACACAGTTCATACTCACCGACACGATGGCGAAACCCTGTTCATGCCTTGTTCGAGCATGAAAGAATACGAAGATAAGACTCAAGAAAAAGAAGCTTACATCAAAGAAGAAGACATTGAAGGAATGTCCTACGATGAAGAAGATGACGAAAAAACCGCTGCTTACGATGACTCTTGCCCTTCTGGTGAAGAAATGAAAGACGGCAAATGTGTTCGAGTTGCTGTCACCTGTGAACTTGCGCTGGATGATGTGAGCGTTATTGTCGAGGCATCTTCTGGTATGTCTGTTGTCCGTATGTCCGGTGTGGCTTTTACCTCCGGCTACAACAAAAACAATTGGCAGATCACAGAAGCAGGGGCAAAAGAGCTTAAGGATAAGATGATTGGAGCTGACATTACTCTCAACCACCCACACACTAAGGGTGGTCGTTTTACCCGTAACATGACAGGCGGTATTGATGAAGCCGTAGTCGGAATCGTTACGGAAGCAAAATACGAAGAAGAGGAAGAAGGCTACAAGGTTCGATTCACCGGTGAGGTTTATCGAGAAGAATTGTTTGCTGCCCTTGAGTCTGGACTATGGCTTCGAGCTGGCTACGGTGTTTCAATCGGAGGCACAGGTGTTCCTATCGCAACTGAAGAGGATGAGAAGGGTCGCATGAAAATGACGTTTGAATCCGACTTTGACTTTGACCATCTCGCTATTGTCCACAAACCCGCGTACGCAGACGCTAAAATCGAATCTGCTGAAAGGATCACAAAGGAAATCGAGGCATCGGCAGAAACCTCACCATTGATATATCGGAACGGGGATAGCACAATTCAACCAACAATGGAGGCACAACAAATGTCCGAAGAAGAAATCACAATCTCCGCCAGCGAAGATGAGTCGTTGGCCCTGAAAGAAGCCCTTGTCTTGGCCGAAGCCAAGATTGCCGCATTTGAGAAAGCCGAAGCCGAAGCTGCTGAGACTTCTCGACTTGAGCTTGTCTCCAAGGCAAGCGAGATGGGACTTGCCGGTGTTGATGAGTTCTCAAGTGAAATGCTTGAGCGTGTTATCGCAAGCTGGGAAGCATCCCGACCTGCACCAAAGGAGCTTTCCCCAGCCACCCCAGCAGCTCAAGAAGCTGTCGTCGAGGCCAGCGAAGCACCCCAAGAGTCCATCGTCGCCAATTACTTGAACGGCGAAATGGTCGAATCTTCCGAATCTGTCTATGAGAAGGCATGGAACGCCTGGGCATCTGCTTGGAACGGCAACCTTTCTTCGATTGACAAGGATTTGAAAGCACCAACCTACAAAGAAGCAAAGGAGATGATTTGAAATGGCAACCTACCCCAGCAACGTTCGCACCCTGACTGTGAAAGACGGCGTTCTTCCAAAAGTCGGACACCTACTCAACTACGACGCAACCACAGGATCAGGAACGGTGGATTTGACCGCCGCTACTGACACTTGTTTCTTTGTCGCTCTCGACGAGTCAAGTCGAGATGCAGACCAAGCTCTGGTCACCGCCGGTGCAACCATCACCGCTGCCCCTGTCGGTGGCCCAATGTTTGTTCGCATCAACGCTGGTGAAGCGATTCAATGCGGGCAACTTCTCTATGTCGCAGCAAACGGAGAAGCCACCAAAACGGCTGGCTCGAACAAAGTCCTCGGACACTACATGGGAGTGCAGACGACCACGGTTGCAGCAACTCTCTACCCTGTGAACACCAAACAAACCAACTGATTAGGAGATGAAAAATATGGCTACAATGAACCTCGGACAAATCCTCGGACAGAACGTAAAGGCAGACGCTTTGGTGTCGCCAGCAGACGGCCCATTCGTCAAGCAAGACGCTGTTCTCCAACAAACCCTGCGTGATTTCATTCAGCTGCAATCCACAACGATTGCAGTCGGTACAAAGGTCGTTGGCCTTCGCACCGTTCCTTGGATGACCTACAAGTGGTACACCGGCGCACAGGGAAGCTTCACCTTCCCTCTCGATGATAACGCAGTCGTCGATCCCACCAAGATTGGAACCTCCAACTACACGGTCGTTCTTGAGAAGGGTCAGGGTCGAACCGTGTTCCTCGATTCGGTTCGCCTTCGAGGTGAGCGATTTGAGACTCTCGACCGACAGCAACTCGCAATCGTGACCGCACGTGCTTCAACGATTGACAACCACATTCTCACCAAGCTCCACGGCGGCGCAGGTCAAACCCAAGCGGTGACCTCCGGTGTCTGGACTGGTGCAAGCAACGACGCAGAACGAGATGTCCTCTTGACGATGGACAAGATTTTCGAGAACGCTCGAACCTCTGGCGATGAAGCCTTGGCTCTCATCCTCCCCACGACCTGCCGCAGCACCCTGTTGAACACCAGCTTGTTTGGAAACGTCATCGAATCCCTCGAAACGCACTTGGGCCGAATCGCCAACCTCACCATCATGTATACGCGAGATGCTGGGTCAGGCGGTGCTATCGGAAACGACGGACTTATGCTCATCCCTGGCGCACAGACCGCTGAGTTCTTCCAATACAACGGCCCAGGCTACATGGAAACTGAAATCACCCGTATCGAGGGTGTCGGCTTTTCCTACCTGCTCACCGGATTCATGGGAACTGTGATTCACCAGCACCAAGACGGCGCATCGTCTGGTGCTTCAAACCGTATCGCCAAGATCACCGGCGTTATCTCTTGATTCTGGGGTGTCCCAGAATGGTACGCAGGGCTGATTTGCTTAACAAAGACAAGCGAGGCCGACTGGCTATCGCTCCTGTCGAGGAAGCACCGGCTCTGGAAGTCGTTGATGAAGTCATTGACCTCGATAGCCTTTCATTCAATGAGCTTCGTGCTTTGTGCAAAGAGCGTGGCCTCGATGCAAAAGGCAAGAAAGCTGATTTAATCGCCAAGTTAAGTGATAGTGAAGAGGGCGAAGACGATGACGAGGAAAGCGAGTAAAGCAGCATTGGTAAAGGAACTCCGTGAAAAGGGTGTTCCTGTCCCAAACAAACCTACAATTGAAAACCTTACAGCTCGCTTGAGCTGGCTTGGAGGCAAAGGTTGGATTTTCCGACGTTTCAAACCCCATCCTGATCCAAACAACCCAGCGAACCTGCTTGAGCAAGGCGTTCTCACCTACGTTCCTAACTCTCGATTCGCTGAAAGTATTGTTAAATCGAAACGGGTTATGGTTGTAGCAAGGACACCTATGCCCTGGGACGGCGTAGCAATACTTGAACCAAGACCGGAGGATGAAGAGGAATGACTGTAACAACTTCCCAGATTCGAGATTTGCTTAACCGACCGCCTAACTTGGTCGAAGGGACAATCACCGAATACATCAACATGAGAACAATCGAGGCTGACAAAGTGGCCCGAACCAATTCCTACAACATCGGAACAGATCATCAAGTGACCACCTCACAAAAGGAAGAGTTCATCAAAGCCGCAGTCTGCGCTGACGTGCTGGCTGTTCTTGTCAACACCTTGCCTCACCACACGATGCCAGGAACCAGAGAAGGAACAGACGACAGGTTTCGCCGACAACTTGAACAATTCCAGCTTCGAGCTGCTGACCTCAAAGCCATGATTGCTGAACCACCCGCAGCTGCCTTTGTCGTTGATTCTTCAGCAACAAGGCAAGAGTGATCCAAGTGGCGAGCTATTATTGGATTTCTACAACGCCTGGGGCCAGCGCATCGGCCTTTGCTCAATGGTCTTCAACACCAGGCGGCGCGCCTCTTGGTTCGTGGCCTGGTTCAAGCCCTGACGCTTCCGACGATTTTTTCTTCACCCATGTTTCGACAGCAAACTGCAATTGGGACATAGCTGCCGTTCAGTCCATCCAACAGTCTCTTGTCACCGCCGAGCTTTACACAGGCGTTATCACAATCGCAACAAACGTAGCCCTCAAGGGATTGATTCTCAACGGCGAGATAACCGATGCTGGCGGGTCAAAGACGCTCACCTTCTCTGGAGCTAACCTATCAGCATTGAGCGACACATCGAGCCGGAAGCGATACGTTCTCAACGGACAAAAAGCAAAGCATGGTTCAGGTTCAACCTTGCTTTACAAAATGCAACCTGCAAGCAACGACGTTCACCTCGACAACGGCCCTTACAACAAACTCACCATTGACACCCAAACCATGACGCTCGCTTACAGCGTCCCTACGGCCAGCACACACGATAACGCAGACGATGGCACTATCCACATCAAAGGGGCTTTTGTAGTGACTGCTGGTGCTGGATTTGTTCGTGCTTCAGCTCCCAATGGTGCGCTCGATACGCAAGTAAAAATCAAGTTCGACACGACCAGTATCAGTTATGGGCATGATTCCTTGGACTTCAACATGGCGACAGCGTTCTTTCGAGGGACAGAGATACCCGTCACAGGATCACAAACCTACGGGACATCAGCAAACGGCTTCACCGTCAAACATTACGGGGTAGTCGTATTTGCAGCTTCAAACGGAGAACAAGCAACGATCCGCAACGGCTTGTCCTTGAACTGCTACTCGCTCGAAGTCAAGGCTGGTGCGAGGCTTACCTGCCAAACTGACAGCGGCAAGCCTGTTCAAATCAACTCTCAATCGCAACCTATCATCAGGGGCGTTTGGTCATTCCAGTCGAGCGACGGACATACCTACATTTCACCAAGAGCAACCTATGTTTCCGGTGTAGGTTCAGGCGGAACAGGATTGAGCGAGGTCGAACCTAACGCCTTGCTGATAGGCAACGCATCGTCGGCTATGAGCGATCTTGTCGTTGTTCCTCCAGGGACAAACGGACACGTCCTAACCTTGGTTGCTGGCGTACCCACGTGGGCTGCTTCAAGTGGTGGTGGTGGTGGATCAGGAACCGTCACCAGCGTAGCCACTTCAGCTCCTATTACGGGTGGAACAATCACAGGTTCAGGCACTATCGGCATATCCGCAGCCACGACCAGCGCAGCAGGTTCTATGTCGTCTGCTGACAAGACGAAGCTCAACGGCATAGAGACTGCCGCTGATGTCACCGATACCGCTAATGTCACCGCCGCTGGTGCGCTTATGGACTCCGAGGTGACAAACCTTGCTCAAGTCAAAGCATTCGATTCAGCAGACTACGCTACTGCGGCTCAAGGTGCAAAAGCTGACAGCGCACAACAACCCCCATCCGAGGGGCCATTTGTGAACGGCGATAAGACCAAGCTCGACGGTATCGCTGCAAGTGCTACTGCATATACAGATGCAAATGCTATCGCTGCTGTTGAAGGAGAATCAACGCTTGACCTCACGGGTGCAGTCACGGTGCAGACTGATCTCAAAATGACAACCTCTTCGGATAATGCAATTATCGAGAATGTCACACAGGATAAAGACATTATTTTCAAAATCAATGACGGTGGCGCAAGCACAGAAGTTATGCGTATTGACGGTGATGTTTCGAGAGTCGGTATCGGCACAGATTCACCAGAAAACAGACTCCATGTAAAAACGACTGTCACGCTTACTGATGCGGCGTATGCAGCTCGATTTCAAACTGCCGAGGGAAATGTAGGTATCACAAGGTATGGTGGCCTCCACGTTGACAACGATAACACTTCACCACTTGACGGTGCGGCGTGGTCGTCCCAACGATGGCAGATAAGCCAAAGAGATTCAGATCATTTTGATATTGCATACGGCACACCAATCAACACAAACGTTCCTGCGGGTGATACCGACTTAAGAATCACGAACACAGGGAATGTTGGTATCGGTTTAGGCAACACCAATCCGTCAGCAAAGCTACACGTCAATGGAACAATCCGTCAAACTAACGCTACATCAGCCGTTCTTGTCGCAGACTCAAATGGCGACATTTCAGCGGCAAGCAACCTTACTGACCAAGCGTACCTCGCTGCGGGTCAAGCGGAGACTGATGCGTTTAATGCGATTGCCTCTGCTGCTGCTTGGGTTGCTCCCCCACCGGCCACCATTCAACAAGCAATTGACAGACTCGCCGCCTATGTCATCACGATACCTGGCGCACCCCCACAAATCCCATGAGGTGAAAAGAATGACTCGTAAAGTAGGAAAAATTGTGTATGCGCCACCAGAGCGTTGTTTGAATCATATCGAGATTGAAGAGACTCCGCATGGCTACAAACTGTACCAGAAGGGCGAAGAACGGTGTTTTAAGGTGATACCTTTTAGTGTCGTGCGGGAAGTGTCCTATCAAGGGGGAAACAAAAAATGAACCTAACAATCGAAAATGTGGAACTTTGGCTCGCTGCTCTTGCAGCTCTTGGTGGTCTTGCTGTCTGGGGCTACAAGAAGTGGCTCGTACTCAAAGAAGGCGGTATCACGCTCGATGAAGTGCTTGATGCTGTGGAAGAAGCTACCGACAAGGCAGAAGAAGTGAAAGAGCAAGTCGAAGAAGCCATTGAAGCAACCAAGGAATGATCCTCATGTCCCACTACTGCGGAACTGCTGACGTGTCGTTGAGGCTGGGTTTGGACTCGGCTCAACGCCTTCGAGCCAACACCAGGCTTGAGTCTGCAATCCGCAGAGCCTCGATTTACATTGACTCAATCTATCGAGATTATGGCAGAGATGCACCTTCCGAAGCAATCGCTGAGACAACCCTCAACGGTGCAATCAGCGCAGGTGCAACGACTGTCACCCTGACCAGCGGATCATCCTTTTCAACTGCTGGGAACGGCAACATTGACGGCGACTCTTTCAAGTGGACGGGCAAATCGAGCAACGACCTTACCGGTGTCACCGGCGTTTCGTTTGACCATGCTTCAGGTGTCACCGTTCAAGAGGGGGAACTGGCCCACATCATGCGTGAGGTATGCGCTGACTACGCCGCAGGTATTTACCTTCAAGACGATGCGGCCTTAGCTTCTCAAGACCCGCTACGATCCCCCATGCTGATTGAACGTGCGAATGACCTTTTGTTTCGCTACGCCAAGCTGGGGAGCGTGGACTGATGGCGTACAAGGCATCCAAGTCCTACGGCGCACGTGGTGAGCGCAGAGGCGGTATCAACTTCCGTGTCCACGTGGACGACTCGGAGCTGCAACGTGCTTTGAAGGACATTCAAAGCGAAGGGCAAGACGAGATTCGTAAGCTCATGAATGAAATGATGATAAAGGCCAAGGCTGAATCCGAAGAGTTCCTTCTCGACCAGCGTATTTCCGAGCGAGGGACAAAGGGGCCGAGGGCTGGTCAAGCCACAGGCAACACACCAAACGGAGATCGCAACCCGTATGTTCGTATCGCTGACAGTCTCAAAATCAGCGACGACCCCCTCTTCGTGCGTTTGTTCTCTGCACCGTACCCGTCCGGCTACTTGTCGCAAGGTGGCCGTTCACGCTCTGGGTTCAAGGTCGCTATGGCTCACGCCGCTGGCGTATCGCCCTTCAATTATTCAAAAAACACACCGCTTCTCGTCAAGGCTTCAGTCTATTGGTTCCTCAAGACTCGAAAGGCTCTCGGTTACACACGAAGGCCAACGTCAGGCAAGCTCTCGCCTCAATTCTCGCCGCCGCCCTCCGACTGGCGAGAAGGACAACACCCTGGATTTCAACAGGTGGACTTTATCGGTGTCGCTCAAGACTACATGGAGGACAACTTCGAGGAAATGACTCAAGGGCTGCTTCGAGACTACTTGGCGAAAAAGGGGTTTAAACCATGACGGTATCGAAAACAACGGATTATTGGACTTCTCGCTTGGACGGGAATGACCCTTCAGCTCCTGTCGGAATGAATAATGAGCAGTTCACAGGATCAGCAGGTGCGGCTGATGGTTTGAATTGGAAAATAAACAGCTCAACAGGCTACGGCTACTACTCAATCACACCAACAACAAACGAATACACCCTCTGGGTTTCATTCTCTTACACCGATAGCGGTGATCTACCTGCTGATGGCACAGTCCTTGCAGAGCTTGACAACGGTACACATCAAGTCCAACTCCAGGCTGACGGAACGGCAGGGGGGTTGAAAGTCGTGGGTGCTACGGTTGAAACTTTCACAGGTCTTGATTTGATTATGGCTGGCATTGATGCAATACCCACAGTTATTCGTTTGACCCTATCATCATCGGGTCAAGTCAAAGCATATCTCTTTGACATTATGGAGGATGATAACGGAGCAATCCTTAACAAAAGCTTGACGGGTGCTTCTGGTGCATCAAAGACTGCTCAATGGGGCAACTCCGATGGTGAGGTAACTTGGTATGCGGTCTATTTGACAACAATGGGTGCATTCAATCCAGATGAGATGGTCACCAGCAACTACTCGAATGTCACGCTGATTCAAACTGCATTCGGTATCATTGATGTCCTCAAGTCAGCTCGGAGCTACAACTTGAAGAACGTCGTCCAACCAAACGCCATTCGCTACGGCTACGACATATCCTCGAACATGGCTGTTCGTCAAAGCCCTGCGATTCATGTCCTGATCCGCCGTGTGGACAGCCCCGATATGTACTCCTTGGCTGGGACATCAGCCGAGTATTTCTTCCAAGTCGAGGTCTATATCGTGACCAAAGGAAGCGATTATCGCAACTCGTATCGTCTGGGTATGGACATCATCGGCGAATGTCTCGACGAGCTTTACTCAAAAACCGGACTCAAAGGAAGCACCGATTCGCTGATTGGACATGATGCTCGATTGGATGCTCGCCTTGATCCAGACGACCAAGTTTGCGTCCACGTTCTCAACTTGCGCTACATGAGGCGCGTCGATCTGTCAAAACGGGCTTCAACCTCTTAATTGATATATCGCAACGCTCATCCAATAACTACCGAGAGGTTTCACCATGACCGCACTTACCAATCGTTATGTCACCCTCCAAAAAGAAGCCGCATACGGTACAGAGCCAACAGCAGCCACCGCCAAACTGTTCTTAGGAGAGGTTGATGATGAGTCATTCTCCCAAAACTTCGACCTGTTGACCCGTCAAGACATCAGCCGCTACGGTGCTTCAAAGAGCGTAGCTGGTTTGAAATACTCCGAAGGAGATGTGAACTGCCCCTTGCAGCTTGACGACTTCAACTCATTCTGTTTGTTCTCTGCATTCGGTGTTGATACTTTCGCAAGTGGGGCAAGCCCAAAGACTCACACCTTAACAGAAGCAACCGATGATTCACTATTCGCTTCATTCTGTATTCGTGTTGGTCGTGAAGACAAGGAACACACCTACTGCGGTATGGTTCTTGATTCGCTTTCATTGGCTGCTAACATCAATGAATACGTTATGATGACCTACTCTTTCGTTGGGTGTGGAGAATTAGCAGTCGCACCACTATCAACACCTGGTTCTGGTGTAGGAACTGACCCACCAGCATTTAGCACCGTTGATGCACTACACTTCGCTAAGGCATTCGTGCGCTTTGAGGCTGCTGCCTCATCGAGCAACTTCTCCGCCTTGGTTAAGTCAATCTCACTTGACATTAGCCTTAACCGTGATACAGACAATGCAAACTCACTTGGAAACGCAACCTACGCAGTCGCACCTCCGCCTCAACTTCGTGAAATCACAGGATCAATTGAGTTCAATACAAGCGGTGCTACTGCCGTTGATAACTCACCAACCTACGATGAACTACGAGGATTCCTTCTTCACAACGGCACAAACGCTGCACCAGCAATTATGATTCGTCTTGAAGACGCAAGCGCAAATTACTTTGAAATTATGTTGCCAAAGGTTGTCTATGAAGCACCAGAACTCAACGTTTCTGGTCGAGACACCAGCACCCTTAGCGTTTCTTTCGTTGCTTTGTTTGATGAAACAGAAGGCAACATGGCTAAGGCAGTTATCGGTATGGATGGCATCAACGCTGATACTGTTATGACAAAGGCAGCTTG